CGATCTCCACGCCCCTTGGCCCAGCGCATGCGCGCCTCCAGCTCGGCACGCGCCTTGCAGTCCGCCGCATCGGCGGGGGTGTCGCACACAATCAGCGTCTTGCGCGGCGCTCTCACGCGCGGGTCGGTTGCGCTATCGCGGGGCCCCGCCGCCTGCTCGCCATTCCAGTCATCGGTGCCGCCGGTCTGGCCTTCCACCACGTACTCATTGAAGCGGTCGCGGTCGCTAAATTCGCCACGCCCTGCGCGGATGTTCACACCCAGCTCCAGGGCCGTGCGGATCTCACGCTGCACCGCGTGAACGATCAACAGCCGCCCCTCGGCATCACTCACAATGCGCGCACCCCGGATCTGCGCGGCGCGCTCAATCGCCTCGGCAATCGGCTGGCCATCCTCCAGCGCAAATGAGGCAAACGGCTTGGCAGCGCCTACCATGTCCACCACCTCAATGCCGTAAGGCTCGGCCAGCGTGGTGGCAATCTGCACCAGGGTGCGGCCATCAAAGCGCTGGTCGTGGTCGCTACAATCCACCAGGTCAGCCGCCTTGCTGCGCCCGTTGGCCACAATGGTGTGGCTGGTGTCGTCGTAGTCGGGCAGCACCTCATCCAGGTAGCCGGTCACCACCAGCTCATCACCCACGCTCAGCGTGCACGCCTCACCAGGGGTCACCGGGCGCACTTGGCCCGCCTCCTGCCAGCGCTCGGTCAGCACCAGCTCGAAGCTATCGGCCACCTGATCAAGGCTCAGGCGAATACGCACCTCCTGCCAGCCCTGGTGCTGCTGGCTGCCGATCTGAAGCACGACAGGCTCACGCTCACTCACTTAGCACCTCCAGCGGCATACCGCCGCGCAGCGCACCGGGGTGGGGCACCCCGTTACGCACACAAATTTCATCGGCGCGGGTCGCATCGCCATACAGGCGGTGCGCCACTACTAGCGCCGGGGTCGTTACCTGGGGCGTGTGGCTGGAAAGCCCAGGGCGCGCCACCGCACGGCGGCGCAGGTCGGTTACTACCGCCAGGCGCAGCGACTCAAAGGCGCGGTAAACGTCATCATTCACCACTGCCGCCTCATCCGGGCGCTGGCCAGTGGCCGTGCCCACGTTGCCGCCAATCCCGCCAAAGCCGCCGCCACCCGCCTCGCTGGAGCCACCCAGGGAAAGCGCCGGGTCACCGCTGCGCACGCCCGCCGCCAACGCCAGGTCAATCAACGCCAGGCTATCGTCGCCGGTCGCCTCGGCATCGCTGCGGCTGATCCAATCGGTGTCCGCCACCACGCGGGCTGCCGTCACCGCCGCCGTGCGCCCAATCAACTGGCGCGCCAGGCGGATGTTGGCCGCCCGCTGCTGCCGCCAGGGGGTCTCGGCTGCCGGGGCTTCTACGGCGGCGCTCACGCCTACAATGCCTACCAGCACACGCGCCGCACGCGGCGGGGTGCCGGGGGTTAGCATCACGCGGGAAGCGGTCTCACCGCCCGCCACCACCGTGGCACGCGGGGAGGCCGTGCCCACCAACCGGCTACGGTCGCTGTACAGGTCAAGCGCATTCACCGGGCGCATCACGGCATTACGCAGGCGGTTAAAGCCGCCCATCACAATGCCCGCCAGGGTGGCGGGGAAGCGGATCGCCCCGGCCAGCTCGTCGGCAATGCCGCCCACCACGCCCTCCAGCCCATCCAGCAGGGCGCGCACGTCGCGCAGCATGGTGTCCAGCGACACCCCCAGCAGGCCCTCAATGCTCCAGCCCGCCAGAAAATCCTCCAGCGCCACCAGCTGCGCCGCCTCGGCGGCCCGCTGCACTTCGCGGCGGGTATCCACCGTGGTGGCCGGGTACGCCTCCTCACCACTCTCTACAAAGGTGACCTGGAAGCTGCACACGCCGCCGTCACGGGTGGTTTCGCTCCAGCGAACGTCGGTGGCCACCGCTGAAAAGCTGCCTAAATAGGGATGTACCAGCGTGGCCGCGCCGGGGGCGTCCAGCGCCTCGATCAGCGCGTCACGCTCGCGGTCGTAGTCGTCGCCCGCCACAAAAAAAGAAAGCCGCCATTCCTTGGCGCGGCGTCCCATGTCTTCGGTGTAAGGCCGGTCGCGGCGCGGGTACTCGTGTACCAGCCAGCGCCGCCCGCCCTGGGTGTCGGCACGCTCCACATGGAACGCCACCCCCCGAAACGAACCTGTCAGCTCCGGGTCGATTCGATCACGCCAGCTCATGTGCTAAGCTCCCTGGGTACGCTTAAAAAAAGAAAGGGGATTGATCTATGAAGCAGCTGCTTAAACGATTCCGCTTTGGCCCTCGCGACTACGTCAGCCTGGCTGCAGGCGTAGTCGCAGGCGTCGGCATTTACGCCGCCCTTGATGGGGCTCACTGGAGCGTCCCGGTTATCGGGGGCGTTTTTATTACCGCCTGTGCCAACATGGCCATGCTCCAAAACAAGGCGCTGAAGAAACAAGCAGGCGAATAACCTCACGGCATCACCCCCAGCCCGCCCGACATCACATCGAACTCCATGCCGCCACGGCGGCGGGCCTCGGCCACACGGGGCCTACCTTCAGAATCCACCACGATACGCAGCTCGCCACCCACCTCGGCCCGTGCCGGGGCAGGCAGGGCGCTGGGCCGACCCTCCGCCACCGGGGCACCCAACGCCGCCTGAGGCGAACCACCCGGCTGCGGCGGCGCACTCTGAATACCCAAGCCATCCCTGGCCCAGTCGGGCATCCACGCGGTCAGGCCATCCACCTTGGCGGAAAGCCAGCCGGTCAACCCCTCCCAGCGCTCGCTGATCCCAGCGCGCAGGCTGTCAATCCAGGCACCGCCAATCTCGGCTAGCGAGAAATTGGCGAACACCTCACCCAGCGCTGCCAGGCGGCCTTCAGCCCAATCGGGCAGCGCCTGCCACGCCTCGCGCACGCTGCCCACCAGGGTGTCGATCCACTCGGCACCCACCTGGGAAAGCGGTCGCCCGGCAAACAGCGCAAACACCTCGTCAATCACCCTGCCCAGCAGCTGCGCTGGGCTGAATGCCAGCACGTCACGCGTCACCGCACCAATGCCCTGGCTAAACCACGCCTGCATATCGGCCCACAGCGTGGTCACGCGCTCACGCACTCCGGCAAACCACTCGGCTACCATGGTGGAAAGCGGGCGGGCACCAAAGGCGCGGAAGATCCCATCGATAGCGCGCACCACCACGGCCACAGGGCTCCAGCGCGCCAGGCTTCGCAGCACGTCCGCCATACCCTGGTCGAACCACTCGCCAATCGAGACCCATAGCGCGGCCACGCGCTCCGTCACCCCTGCGAACCACTCAGCCACCACGGCGGAAAGCGGGCGGGCACCAAACGCCTCAAAAATCGCGTCCAGCGCCTGCACCACCAGCCCCGCCGGGCTCCAGCGCGCCAGGCTGCGCATAATCCCGCCAATGCCCTGGCTAAACCACGCCTGCACGCCCCGCCAAAGCGCCGCCACCCAGTCGGTCGCAGCGGCCACGCCCTGGCTAAAGCGCTCGCCAATCTCCGCCCACAGCGCGGTCACCTGGTCGGCCACGCCGGAAAGCCACTCACCCGCAATAGCGGAAAGCGGGCGGGCACCGAACATCTCAAAGACCGCGTCGATCGCCCGCAGGAACAGCGCGGCGGGGTGCCAGCTCGCCAGGTCGCGCATAATCCCGCCGATACCCTGGGTAAACCACGCCTGAATGCCGTCCCACAGGTTGCCAAACCACTCGACGATGCCGTCCCAGTTGCGGTAGATCAGGTAGGCAGCTCCAGCGATTGCCACTACGGCACCCAGAAACCAACCGACGGGAGTCGCCATAAGAGCCACCCCCAGCGACCATAGCGAGGCAATAGCAGCCGCCACAGCCGCCGCAAACTGCACGGACAAGATCCCAGCCAGCCCCAACAGAAGGTTTCCGTACCCGCCCACAAGGTCGGCCACCCAGGACACTACGCTGCCAACGCGTCGAAGCCCGGCCCAAAACTCCTGCAGGCCCTGCAGAATGCGCTCACTGATCGCCTCGCGGTTGGCGGTGGCCAGGCCGCGCATGCGCTCTATCCAGTCGGTAATGGCGGGCAGCAAATCGCCCACCACGCTGCGCTGAATACCGAACAGGGCAGAACGCAGGTCGCCCATCTGGCGGGTGTACTCGCGGGACTGCTCGATGGCGTCCTCGTCTAAAAAGCTGCCGCTGTTGCGGCCCTGGCGCATCAGCGCCTCCAGCTCCTCGCGGGTAGCGCCCAGCATGGCCACCATCTGCTCGCCACCCTGGCCACCAAAGATCTCATCCATCACGCGCTGGCGGGCGGCGTCGTTCTCCAGCCGCCCCATGCGTGAGCGCACCAGGTCAAACATGGCTGCCGTGTCGCCACCAGTGGCGCGCAGGTCGTTCAGGCCAATACCCAGGCGCGCAAACGCTTCCGCCGCCGGGCCTCCGGCAGTCATCACAAATTCATCGGCCCGCAGGCCCAGCTCTTTCAGGCCATCCACCAGGGCGTCGTTCTCCACCCCAAATTGGCGGCCCACGTACTGCCACTCCTGCAGCCAGGTAGTGCCCACGCTCAAGCGCTCGGCACTCTCCTGCACCGCATTGCCCACATCCGTCACGCCAGAGACCAGGCGCTCCACGCCCCACACGGCCCCGGCGGCCACGCCACCCAGCATCAGCATGCGCTCGCCAAAGGCGCGGGCCTGGCCAACCGCATGGCTCATGGCACCGCCCACCCGGCGCGCCGCGCCCGCCAGGCGGTCAAACCCGGCGCGGCGGCTAAGCCCGGAAAGCGACTGCTGGATACGACGAACCGGGCGCGTTACCCGATCCACCAGCTCCAGCACAATCGATGTCACCATGTTAGCCATGCCGCTTGATCTCCTCGGCCAGTGTTTCCGCCTGGCCGTACCACCACACCAGGTCGTCTACATCCATCTCCAGCAGGGCCTCGGGGTTAAACCCGGTAAAGGCCACTGCTACGGCGCGCACTAGCGCGGGCCAGTCGCTCGGCGCTTGGGCAAAAAAGGCTCAATAGCCACCATGCACAGATCCATGTCCCGCGCATCCAGCTCATCCATGGCATGGGCGGGCACGCCCGCCAGGGCAGCTAATAGCGCCAAACCCTGGCCGACGTGCCCGGTAGCCTGATCCATCTTCTTCAGGTGCTTGCCCTTGATCTTTTTGGGCAGCGTCAACGTCTCCACGGTGCGCTCACCCTCCAGCTTGCTGGCCTTGAACGTGATCGGCTCCACCAGCGTGACCACCAGGGCGTCGCCCTGGTCGTCAAGGCGCGCCTGCTCGTCGTCACTAAGCTCCGTGCCGTCGATCTGGTCGCGCAGCGTGTCGATTGCGTCATTCATCGGTTAAATCCTCTCGCAGGTGCGGGCGGCCATGGACAAACGGATCTGCCCCTCGCCACTGTTTAGCTCGGCTGTCTCGGTCACAAAGGCACCGGTCAGCATGTAGTCCTGGCCGTTGTCGCACTCGAACAGCACCGTGGCGTCGCGGATCTTGCCGATCTCGATAATGTCCAGGTCTTCGATATGCAGCACGGTGGCGGAAAGCGTGGGAGCCACCGGCTCCTCGTTGTAAAACACGCGCCGCCCGGCCATCTTGGTGTTGCGGTTAACGCCGCCAGGGTTCAGCGTCGCACCGCGCTCGGTAGGGAACTCCTGTCCATCCACGCGGATGGTCGCAATCCCGGTTACTCTTCCGCTCATGGGGCTTACCCTCCTGTTAACGGGTGGTTATGCGCCGCGTAACGGCGCGTTTATCTAGCGGCGAAACTGCGTCTGCTGGGCATGTACGCGGTATTGGCCAATCAGCATCGGCTGGTCAATCACGTTCAACCGGCTCGGGTCTGAGGGGTCGATGTTCGCCTGGAAGCTCTCGGCATAGCCTGCGTAGTCACGCACCCAGCCGCTAGCCCCCATAAAGGTCAGGCGGTACAGGTTCAAAAGCTCCGCCTTGGCCACCTTGGGCGTCATGATCGGCTGGCTCGGGTCGTAAAAGTCGCGGTCGATATCCGCCGCCAGCTTGTGGCGCGGGTACTTCTGGGCAAACAGCGAGATCTGCTCGAAGCGGATGCGCTCCAGCGTCTCCGGCGTGTTGATATCCAGGTAGCTGTCATCGGCCACGCCGCTGGCGTTTTCCTGGTAGGTGGTAATCTGCCGCTCGATCTGCACCGTGCCGTCACTGGCCACGGTGTAGGTGGCAATGCCGTCATACAGCAACAGGTTGCGCTCGGCATCGTTCCAGCGCTCACCCTCGGCAGGCCCAATCAGCCCCGGCAGCGCCAGGGTTTGCAGCGGGCGCGCCGGGTCAATGGCCAGCGCCGCCGCTGCCACAATGGCGTCGGTGGCCGCCCACAGCCAGGTGGGGCTGGGTGCCAGATTGGTACCCATCACGGTCAGGTGGGGCGAGTTGCGGCTATTGCCCTTGGTGGCAGTCTCACTGTGCGTACCCCGGAAGGCCGCAAAGGCGCGCCCGCCGATCTGGCGCATCGGGCCGTAGCGGTCGGAAAGCTCCGCCTCCATCGCCTCCAGGCTGGTGGTGTCGGTGTACGGCAGGCAGATCCAGTTCCACCACTCGCTGCCCATGGCCGCAATGGCTACGTCCAGCTCCGGGTTCACGGCACCGTCCGCAAAGGCGGTATAGGTCAGCTGCAGGCCACGCGGGCGCACCTCGCCTTTGACGCTGTCGCGCAGGTCGATATCGTTGCCGGTTTCACCGCCCCAACGGCAGGTCAGCGTCACCTTGCTGGCCGTAGTGCCATCCAGCTCAGCGGTCACCGGCACGCGGTCATCACCGTTCACGGCGTCCACAATCGCTTGGGCCGCCTCCTCGGCAGTGGCCCCGGCCTCCATCTCGCACCACACCCGGTACCCGGCAACGTAAAGCGCCAAGGGGCGGGTTTGGCTTGGCCCGGCGGTCACCTCAATGGCGCCCGTCGCCTTCACGGCAAGCTCCGCATCCTCCAGGGCAATCGCCCAGGTCTCGGTAAAGATGTCCACGTCTTTGATGGCGCGGAACTGCTCGGCCAGCATAGAGCCACGACCAAAGGCGTCGTCGGCCTGCTCGGGGCTGGTAATACGCATCGGCACGCCGGGGTCGGCATCGCCGCTGGCCAGCATCTGCCCCAGCACCAGCAGCTTGCCCTGGAACACCGCATTGCCCGCCAGGCGGTTATCGAACTCGATATACCAGCCCGGCACGCGCAGCGCGGCGGGAATGCTGTTAAACACGGTTGCACTGATCGCCATCAGTTAGCCTCCTGCTCAGTGGCCGCAGGCAGCGCCTTGGCCTTGGGTTTTGGCGGCTTGGCGTCAACAATCGAGCCCTCCGCCTTGCGCCGCATCCAGTAGCCGCTCCAGTTCACAAAATCGCCCTCATCAGGCAGCGGCTGGCCGTTATGCGGTTGACGCACCACCAGGCCCGCACGGGCCGGTTTGACGTATCGCTTGTTGGGTTTAGGGGTCACGCTCATGTCTCCTCATTGCCCGTGGGCAGCTCAAGGTACGACTCGGTATCCGGGCCGTTGCCGACCTCATGGGTCGCGCTGTAAATCGCGAAGTCGGCCAGGTCGCCAATATCGCGGGGGGCGGGGAACGCCATCTCCAAGTGAAACGCCATCTCGTACACCGCCACGCCCTTGCGCTGCGCGCTGGCGGGGGTTAGCACCCGCAGCCCCTGGAACAGCAATGTGCCCAGGCTGGCCACCGGCTTGCCGGAAAGCGTCGGCACCACGCGCTCCACGATCTCGTAGGCACCGATCTGGCGCGTGTTGCCGCGCTGCCGCTCACGGCCACCGCTGGCGTGGCTGGTCACGGCGTACACCAGGTAACGCCCCTCCAGCCGGTTGCCACGCCCACCCTTGCCGGGCTGGCCACCATCGAAGTACACCCACACGCCAGGCGTTTTGCGAAAGGCTAGGGTCAGGGCATCCTGATCCCAGGGGCCGGGCAGGATCTCGACGGTTTGCACCGCTTCGCCCAGCACACCCTTAACGGCGCTCACAATCGCGTCTTCAGCCTCCGCAATCATCACCACCCCCTTAGCGCGTCGTCGTCGAACACGCGCCGCCCCTGGCGCACCACTGGCTCAGCACTGGCAGGCGGTGGCGTGGCCAGCGGCAGGTTGATCCTGCCGTCAGCAATGCGCTCCAGCTTGCGTACCGCATCCTCATAGCGCTGGCGTGCTTGCTCCGTGCTCACCCCCTTCTGCAGACGGAAGCGGGCAATATCGGTGCACAGCAGCGACAGCAGGCGCGGCGCGTCCGTCACCGGCAGGCGGTAGCGCGCCGCCAGGTAGCCGTCAATCTCGGCAGTGGCGTCCGTCAGGGCACGTTCGGCCATGGCGCTATCAATCTCGCCGGTATGCTCCAGGTCGGTCAGCTCGACGATCTCAATCTCGCCAAACCGCTCCACCATGTCGGCTACGCTGGCGTACATCGCTTACTCCTTGGCCTTGGCGGCGGGCTTGCTGGCCGCCTTGGGCTTGGCGTCCGGCTTGGCGTCCGGCTTAGGCGCCACCTCGGCCCCTGCCTCCTCCGCAGCGCTTGCGCCGTCCTGCTCGTGGGTGGCGTCATCAGCATTGACCTTAGCGCTATCGTCCGCCTGGGCGTCGGCACCGGCCTGGGCGGTGGTGGCGGCGCTTGGCTGGACGGTGCTTTGCTGACCGGCGCTTTGCTGGGCGGCGCTCTCGGCATCGCTTAGCGGTGCGCCGATCACGCCTTTTCGGGTCAGCCGCCGGATGTCGGCGGCGTCGCGCTTGGGGTCTAGCTCCACCTCACCCGGCGGGCGGTAGGTGGTGCCGTTATGGCGCAGGGCTTCGTACACGGGGTGCTTCATGGCTCACCTCTGGTCTAGCGGCCCGCCGGTGGGCGGGCCGATGAATGGCTTACGCCTGGGCGGCAACGTCCTGAATCAAAAAGCCCGACTCGATACCCGACAGCACCGGCACGCGCTCATAGGTCACCGGGTAAATCCAGCTCTTGGCGTTGCGTTCGTTGTAGGGCTCCTCAACGATCGGGTGGCCCTCCAGGGTGTAGGTGTAGCCAAACGAGGGCTCAGCGCGTGAGCTGATCTGCTCAGGCACGTAGGCCAGCACCGCAGCATTGCCCCAGGCATCCACCATCGTGCTGCTGCCTTCGTTCATGTACACCGCCTCGCCAATCACGATGCGGCGCAGGTTGAACAGGCGGGCCAGCATCTCAACGGTGATCGAATCGCTGGAGGTGTACTTGAAGCGCTCCAGGATCTTGGGGTGCTCGCACAGCGCGTTGAAGCCCGCCGCCGGAATCTCCAGCGTATTGGGGCGCACACCGATAATGGAGCGCACTGCCTCGCGGTATTCGCGGATCTGCTTGGCCGGGTCGCTGTCCGAGCTTGTCCACTGGTCGGTACCCGACAGGGTGATCTTGTTGTTGGCGCTGTAGTTGGCGGCATTGGTGGCGATCTCCGCCTGCTCGATCTCCAGCGACAGCGACATGATGTTCATGGTCTCGTTGGTCGCCTGGGTGCCCAGGTCAATGCCGGGCACCTGGTTGGCGTCCTGCATGTGCTCCCAGGGCACCTGGCCTTCCAGGGCGTCCTGCACCAGCGCAAACGGCTTGCCTTCATAGCCGAACTGCACGCGCTTGGTATTGGAGCCAGGCGCACGGCGCGTCTTGTAGCGCTTGAAGCTCTCGCGGCCAAACTCAATGATCTGCCCGCCGCGCTGCTTGACCGGCACACGGGGGAACAGGGCGAAGCCAACGCGCTCAGGGTGTCGATACCCCTGGGCCACGTTGGAAAGAATCGGATCAATGACCCGTACCTGGCGGTTGTTCATGGACACGTTACGGTCTCCTTAACTGGCGTTTAACGCCCGCTTAGCGGACGATCAGCACTTCAATAAATTCACCGGCACCGCTGGCAGCATCCAGCGCCTTGGCCAGCACCTTCTCGCCACCCACCGCCGGGTTGGTGATCGCCATGGCGTTGGCGTCAG